ATAGGAACAGATGTTATCCTATCAAAATTGACAGGTTTAAACATGTATTGCTTACGGAATCTATCAGAAAACTCAACAGAATAAATCTGATAATGATCCCGTAAATGACCTAGCATCGCATAGATCGCCTCTCTTACCTCAGAGTTGAAAGGATTATCAAGCAAATGACCAATTAATCTCTCAGCTGCAATTACCTCGCTAGGTAATTCCCTGTCGCCAGGGTTACCTTCTTCGGGCATAAGCAACCTTGAAAAGGTCTCCACAGATTCGCGATAAATCAAATAATCTCCTCCAACATAATGAATATGTTTTGATAAAAAATCAACATCTTTCAAATATTTTGAAGAATTAATAACCTTAACGCGAAAACCACATTCGCTGTAAATCTGAACAACTTCTGCATTCGAGACACCAACTGGCTTTAAGAAGAAGTTGTCATCACCATACAATTTGTATGAGATAATCCCAAGTTGTAGTCTGACTAAGCTAAAAACCAAATCATGACCAAGCGTATCGCAATGAGATGTATCAGGCCACCCACTCTTCATGCCTGCTCTCGTTTGAAAACAAAAGCCTCCAGGAAAAGTGAGTTTGGCCTTAACCATATCATCGAAGCATCTAATAAATCGTATTTGATATGTTTTAGGTACTTCCATAGCACTTAGCACACGCAAATAGAAAGATCTAATAATATTAAGTAAATCAGAACACATAGATGCATCCCATCCACTAACATCAAGTGAGCAATATTCATAACCATCAGGCGCTACACCTCTAAGATCTCCAAAACTATTGGCAAACTTCCTAGCTCCATCATTCATCCAACTCATTCCAACTGCACACCATTCAAATCTCTCCAAAATTTGATGAAATGGCTGATAAAATAACATATTCATAAGCATGTTAGAAAATCCAGGGTAACAAATTATCCTTGCGGATAATGTATCACCTGGAGTTTGCAACTTGGCTCTACCAGTGGTATACCATACATGCTCATTCATATATGCATCAAATGCATCATAATCAGCTAACATCTGGCGGGCATCTTCTATCGCTTTCATTTTCACCTTTCCGCGTTTAACCCCAGATTTATAGGGAAAACCAGCAGCAGCGGAACTATCAATGTTCAAGGAATCAAAATCACCCCCAATCGAAAACCTAATGCCTTCAGCCAAATCATCAAAATCTTCGAGACCAATAATGTCTGCAAAAATCTCGTCCGACCTCCTTTCCAACGCAGCAATTATATGCTCGTCCAGCTTAATGTCTTGACTAAATTTCTCTGCCTGATCCAGTCTCAATGGAAGCAGAGGATTAGTCCGGATATAAGTAGAAGAACACGTGTTAACCCAGCCAACAGCATAGGTGTTCATAAGCTGAGCCATAAAATAGTCATAAGGATGTAAAAGACCTCTAAAATTAGCAGCATAATGCTTGACTTTACCTAAGTAAATAAGCTTTGTGCTCTCAATAAAGG